ACTGAGGAGGAAGCAATGGAAATCAAGATTGAACTGTTCCTTGATCGTGAAACAAAAAACACAATTCGGTATATGGAAGCAACCAATCCGCCAAAGCTCTATCAAGGCGTCGTCTATATTCAAAAATTGGCGTTCGGCCGTGACCAGAATTATCCGCGCGAGATTGAGGTGACCATTGCGCCGAAGGTGAAGCTCGGCGTCGTCCGCGCCTGACATGACCGATGCGACATCCGCCGACCTGACCACCGACCTGCGCAATCAGGCGTTCGAGGAGATCGAGCGGGTCGCCCTGCTGGCGTCGAGCTACGGCAGGGCGATCAGCGAGGCCGCCTACCGGGGCGACGACCACACGATGCTCGTGCACCTGAAGCAGCTCAGGTCCTGCACCATCACGATGATCAAGATCTACAAGCACTATTTCGACGTCAGCGGAGAGCCCCCCGATGGCCAAGACCAGCCCTGGCGCCGCCATCGTCAGGATCAGCGACCCGGCGATGAACTGGCGCGAGGTTGACCTCAACCAGCTCCTGGCGTGTTGCCGGCGTGAGCTGGCGTTCCGGCAACGCTGCTATCCGCGCTGGATCGACAAGGGGACGATCAGCGCGGCGAAGGCCGAGCGTGAGATCGCGCTGATGCAGTCGCTGGTCGAATTTTTGATCCACTGCATTTTCAAGGCCGTCACCCGACCGCCGGTTTCTGCGCATCAGGAAGCAACAGCGGCAGCAACAGCAAGTGCGGATGCGCCGAAGGCCGCAGCCGCGCCATGAAGGTTCTTGTCGCCTGCGAATTTTCCGGGGCGGTGCGCCGCGCGTTCCGCGCAAGAGGTCACGACGCCTGGTCCTGTGATCTCCTGCCTGCTGAAGACGGCGCTCCCCAGCACATCCAGGGGGATGTGCGCCTGATCCTCGAACAGGACTGGGATATGATGATCGCTCATCCGCCCTGCACCTATCTTGCCGTTTCCGGGTTTCACTGGAATTACCGGACGCCGGGCCGGATGGAGAAGACAGTCGAAGCAATCCGGTTTGTCGAAACGCTGTGGGCCGCCCGGGCGAAGAGAGTGTGCGTCGAAAATCCTGTCGGCATTCTCTCGACCATGAGCCGCCTCGGCCGCCCGGCCCAGATTGTGCAGCCACATCAGTTCGGCCATGACGCCTCGAAGGCCACCTGTCTGTGGCTGCGCGGCCTTGCGCCCCTGCGGCCAACCTGTCTGGTCGAGGGACGCCCCGTCATGATGGCCAATGGCAAGATCGTGCGGCGCTGGGCAAACCAGACCGACAGTGGCCAGAACAGGCTCCCTCCTTCAGAACACCGCGCAATGGACCGGAGCCGGACTTATCCCGGCCTTGCCGAGGCGATGGCGGCGCGATGGGGTGAGAATGTCGAGGTGTGGATGCAGCCAGAGCTGGAGCTGGCAGTCAGTGCTCCTGCCGCGTCTCCACAGCAAAATGCCTGAGCCGCTCGCGCTCGGCGTTCATCTCGTCGACCACATAGGCGCGGACCTCGTCGAGCCCGTCGAGGCCGATCATCGAGATGATGGCGCGCACCAGCCCTTCCCAGTGGGTGCGGTCCAGTCGGTCGTCTTGCCTTCGCTCTACCATGGCCAACAAGAAAGCGCTCGCGTGCGCTCCGTTCAAGAAAAAACGCAGAGTTATTCGCCGCAAAGTAAAGTGGTAAAACGTTTAACAGACATTTAGGAGCGCGGCGGCGTCCGCTGGCGCTGGGCCTCGGTCATCGCGCCCCGGCGCGTCCCCTGCCTGGTCGCCTGGAGCGTTCCCTTCTTCAGGTTGCCGGCCTTCTGCATCGCGCTGACCGCGACCGCGTAGGGGTTGTCGACGCCGCCGCGCGCCTTGATCTTGCTGACGGCTCTGTCGAGGATCTTGGGCATCGCCTAATATCCGTTCCACTGGTTGGAGAGCGGGCCGGGAATGAACGCTGGCCCTGGCCTGCCGGGAGCTGGAGGCAACGGCGCCGGCGGGGGCATGCTGTATCCGGCCTGTTCTGCCTGTCCGGGGTTGTGGGTCCAACTTCCATTGGCGTTTTGTTGCCAATGACCGAGTGTCGAGCTTCCTTGCGTCACGAATTGCGGCGCGCTCGGGTCCGGCAATGGCGTCGTCGGCAATTGCTCTGGCATGTTCTGCTGGAGCCACCGATTTTGAGCCGCCGACAGCGGCGGACGCGGACCCGTCGACAGTTGCTGCAACGGCGTCGGCGGCGCCCACCTCGGCATTTGCGGCCCCATGCTCCACGGCGCGACCGGCAACTGAGGCCCATAGGTCATGTCTTGGATGTTGTTGGAGACTGGAAGGTCCTGCCAGCGCATTAGAGGCCTCTACGAATAGTAGTTGGGCTGGAGCATGCGCGCCCGCGCCACCGCTGGGTTGAGCTGCTGTGCTCGCGCGGCGGCGATGTCGGGTGGCATGACTGGCGGCATGGGCGCATTGGCCAGCGGCACGCGCTGGGCGAGATCGGGCCGAGCGTTGGCGAGCGGTCCAGGCACTGGCCCGCCGCCCATCGGGGCGGCTGCGGGGCCGCCCTGAGGCCCTCCTCCAAACAAACCGGCGAGATTGAGCGCGCTCATCTGCGCGCCGCCGCCGCGTCCATAAGGGCTCCCGCCTGCGGGCGCGTTGGGCCGGGCAATCGAGACAAAGCGCGGGTTCGAGGCTGCGCCCATGCCGCCCGCGCCTCCAGCCGCCAGCGGGCCGCTCACGGGCTGGGCGTTCGCGGCAGGCGCGTTGGGGTTGACCGGGCCGGGCGTGATCCCTGGCGGCCGATAGCCGGGATTGACGACGCCCGGCGCCATGCCCGTCATCTGGTTCATGGCCGCGTCCGGGCCGCGCGGATCGCCGCTCCCGGCTCCGCTGGCGCCGACATCATAGACGGGGCGAGGCGGGAACGGACGGGAGGCGTCGGCCGCCGCCATAGGACCGCCATAGGGCTGCGGCGGGTTGTCGACGGGGTCCATGCCGCTCATCCTGTTTACGACTGCGTCACGCCCGAGATTTTGAGGCTGCGACTGGACCGGCGGCATCGTCGTCCCCGCCGGTAGGGCTGGCGTTGCGCCGGGGAGCTGAAATGGAGGGTTTGCAGCCCCTGGCCCTGGTCTCACGACCGGAGCGTCGGCCATCATGTTCGAGGCGTCGGCTGAAGGCATGTCGGCCGGATTGCCGCCGCTCTGCATCATCGTCGCGGCCTGCTGCGGGCTGATGCCGTACATCTGGCTGAGATACTGGAGCCAGCCCGCGCTGTTGCCCCCACCTGACGGCTGCTGCCCGCCGCCGCCCCCGCCCTGCTGAGCCCACCAGGGCAGGCTGTCGGTCAGATCGGTCACCGGCATGTTCGCCTCCTCCTTAAGCCACCGCGATGGCGTTCGAGCTTGCGCTCCCCGACCCCGCCGGATTGATCGCCGTCACCGCGCAGCTCACCGAATTGCCGCTGTCGGCCCCGACCAGCGCATAGACGGCGTTGGTCGCGCCAGAGATCGGCGAGCCGCCGCGCATCCACTGGTAGGCGTAGGACGTCGGCGCATTGCTCCACGTCCCGTTGGTCACGCTGAGGTTCTGCCCCACCGTCCCGGTCCCGCTGGCGACTGGAGCTGCGGTGTTGACCGGCGGCAGGACGGTCGACAGGGCGCTGGTGATCGCCGCCCCCATCGCCGCAGGCGTCAGGTTGCCGGCCTTGCCCGCGTTGACGAAGAGCAAGACGTCGTTGGTGAAGCGCGAGTTCGCCGGATTGCCCGGCTGCAACCCGGCCGGCGCGGTCTGTTCGGTGGTGTCGTGGGTGGTGGCGTCGCTGCCGAGCGCGGTGGCGATGGCGGTCAATTCGGCCGCGACATTGGGATAGGCGTGATGGATCTTCGCCGTGAGGGCGACCTCGCTGACGAAGCTCGCGATCAGGTAGCTCATGGGCTTACTCCCGCTTGGTCGGCGGGACGACGCCAGGGACCTGCTTCTGCGCGCCCGCGCTGACGAACGCGCCGCCGCCGGCGAGCGCGTGCGGGTCGAACTTGGGCTTGTCTTCGTCGGGGCGCTGATCGGTCGCCTCGTCGTATTCCTTGAGGCCGTGCGCCTCGACCCAGGCGGCGCGGGCGCGCTGCTCCTCGGCCGACGACATGCCGTCGGCGTACGTCCCAGGCGGGGGCTTTTGGGCGAGCGGATCGAGCGCGGCCTCGGGCTTCCAGGCTGGCGGGACTGGCGGCGCGTCCTTCGGCTCGTCCCAGCGCGGCGGCGCGGCGTGCGCCTCGAACTTGGCGGCCTGCGGGTCTTTGGGATCGGTGGGCTTGGCGCCGATGGGCAGCGGCGCGCTCGCCTTGGCGACTTCGGGCTTGGGCGGCGGCTGCGGAGGCGTGGGCGGCTTCGGCGGCGGCGCAGGCGGCGGCGTGGGTGTGGGCTTCGGCGCGGGCTGGGTGGGGGTTGGCATGTCAGCTCCTCGATGTTGGGGCTGACTGGGCCTCTTAGCACAATTTGTAGGGGCTCGCGCGAGAAGAAAATGGCCGAGGATCGTGTCCCCGGCCAGTCCCAAGGTTATGCGCCGGGCTAAGGCGCGAGCTGAGCTTATTCCACTTTGGCCTCGGCGTCAGCGGACGCCTCGGGTGCAGGCTTGACGTTGAGGAACTTGACTTCCGCCTCGCCGAGGAGCTTGGCCAGCTCTTGCCACCGCTCGCCTTTTTTTCGCCTGGCTGCGCGTTGCAGCGTCGCCAGGAGCGCCTCCAGTTCGTCCAGCTCGATCAGCGTTTCGACCGTCTCTTGCAGCTCGTCCATATCTCGCCTCCGGTCATGCCTCGCCCATGCTCTGGCTCGCCTCAAGCAATTGCGCAAGCGTGGTTTCGAGCTTGGCCAATTTGCGGATCGCCTGGTCCTCGCTCAAACCCTTGTCCTCCATAAAGCCCTCGATGATCGTCCTCAGCACCCATGGATGTGTGCTTTGCAGCTCGCGCAAGAGATCGCTCAACGCCTTCTCAAAAGCGCGCTTGGTGATCTTCTTCGCGCTGGTCATCGCCGCTCCTCAAGCCGGTCGAGCCGCTCGCTGATCCGCTCCTGCGCCCGCACGATGGCGTGCAACGCCTTGGTCCCGGCGCGGAGTTCAATCCTGAGCAGGTAGACGCCATAGCTGAGGACGACCATCACGCCGATGATCGCGACGGTCTGGGCGATGTCGACGATGGCGTCGAAGTGGCCGTTCATGGCTTCGTCGTCCCGGCGAGTTTCATGATCGCGAGGGCGACTTCAAGCGGGTACATCCGGTGAATGTCCACCATCGCCTGCCCGTCAGGATAAACGACCAGCGACGCAGCGGGCGGCGACTGAACGGCGTGAAGCTCGGCGTCCGGCGCGATGTCGGTCACCGCGACGCCCAGCGTCTTGGCGAGCAGAGCCAAGTTATCGTCGACAGGGAAGCTCTGCTCGTTCAGCCACTCGGATATGCGGTCCTTGCCCTTGGCGACCATATAACCCTTGGCGTTGGGAACGCGGCCCCACATTTTGGCGGCGAGGTCCGACGCCGTCAGGCCTTGCTTGTCCATCAGAGCTTTGAGGCGCTTGGCGAAGGCGGCGTTGCGGGCGGGATTGGACGGGTGCGCCATCGCCCGACGCTATCCCCGTGTTGTTTCCCGGCGCAACGCCTTCACAACGTCCCCAGATTTGCTATCTTGCAGAGATGGGCAAACGCCGCGCCGACGCCGACAGCCGCCGCTTCTTCGACGAGTTCGAAATGGTCCGCGTCTCGCGCTTCCGCGCAACCGGCGTCGTCGATCCGTCGCGATCCGAAGCCCTGATCAAGTTCCCCAATGGCTCGATCAAGCTCCTCGGCACAGCCCATGTCGCCTTCGCCAAAGGCGGCGGATGGTCGTACTTCGTCTGTCCAGGCTGCGGTGACCGGCGCTCGCCCAACCTATGGCTCGTCGGCGATGCGCCGCGATGCACGAAATGCTGCAATGCAATGAACATCAAACGCCGCACCGCATACGGCTTCGGTCGCGAGGCGCGCAGGAGGGCCAGGGATAAGCGCCTGGACGAGATCATCGCCAAGCTCGAAACCAACGAGCCGCTGCGCTTCAAGCCAGCGCCGCAGGGCTGGTGGGGCAGGAAACAGGTGCTCAGCCACAGCCGTGGCCTCACACACACCATGCGACGCAGCATGGTCAGCCTCAGGCTCGGCCAGCTCGCCAGCCAACAGGCCAAAGATCAAGACCCGCTCGGCTTCCTGCCGCTCGCAGCATCAAGGCAGATCGTCAACCTCAAGCCGATCTGGCACGCCAGCACGCCAGAACGCCTGCAACAGGCGCTGGATACCGCTCAGACAGCCATAATCGAAGCTCTCAAGAGCGAAGATCCAAACATAAGACTGGCCGCAGCAAAGCTCATGCTCAGGACAAAACAAGCCAGAGATCGAGGCCTTTGACCAGAACAGGCAATGGCACTGGGTATAGGCGCCGCCTCGTTTTTGCAACGACCGTTTGAAAAATTACGCAATGATATCAATATGTTGCCGCTGACCGTCACAGTTGACGGCTGTTAGCCCGTTCTTGTCCGCTGGCGTCAAGGGGCGCCGCGAAACAAATTTTCTTCGGACAATCCGCAAAGATCGGCCAAGTCGGGTTGACGCTGGGCTGCGCGCGTGGCAGGTTCGCGGATGTTCGCGCTTGTTCTGCAACCAGACCGCAACCGTGTTTGCAACCGCACAGCGCGGCTCATGGTCACAGTGTTTGCGGGCTGGCAGAAAGATCAGCGTAATCCCGCACCGTGCGGGAATGCAACCTAGCAATGTCAATGACTTACATGCTGTTCCTTATTCCAGCGTGGAATACGATGCGTAAGTCATTGATGTTTGGTCGCGATGATCAATCGTTGATGTGATCGATGCACATTGCAACCGTGCGCCGGGGACCCTGCCTTGCTTTCTGTAGAACCGAATTGACCCCCCCCTATAGACCAGTCTTTGGGGGGGACCCCGCCAGGGGGGTCCCGTCCTATCTCGCTCCCCGGTCCCAGACTACAGGCCCCGTGCGTTGCATTCGTTAGACTAACGCGTTAGACTAACGCCCTGCCTGTTAGACTAACGCGATGGGAGGCGGCGATGGCGATCAGGATCAGGGATATTGAGGAGGACGAGGAGCGGGAGCGTCGGAAGCGGGTTGCGATTGAGGCTCTGAGGTCGACTGGGGCGCAGCGGGTGTTTGCGGAGGAGGCGGCACATCCGGCGCGAGCGGCCAAGCCGGCGACAAAACCAGAACCTGCATCCGCTGGCTGCAAATCGCCGAACAAACGGCCAACTTTCGACCGCACCGCCTATCAGCGGGCGTACATGCGGGTCTGGCGGGCTCGGCGGAAGGCTAGGGAGGAATGATATGGCCATTGATTTGAGCCCTGAGGGGTTGGCGCGGATGCGCGCTAATTCTCTCAACTTCTCGATTGGGGGCTGGGACGATGAGACGGTTTTTGCGTTGATTGACGCGCTGGAGGAGGCGCGGGCTCTCAATAGGGAACTGGATGCGGCGCTTGAGGCCGCTCTGTCGGAGACGCGCCTTAAGCCTTAGGGGTTTTGGCGAGGCCGAGTTCGATCAGTTTGCGGATTGCTGCGGCGCGGGATGGGAGGCGGTTGGTCCAGCGGTATTCGTCGATCTGTTTGATGAGATCTGGGGGCATTGGGATAGCGATGCGTTCGGGGGCCATGCGGGGTTTTCGCATGCTGTGGAATATGGCGACGGGCAGGCCGCCGGTAAATGCACCGGATGCGTCGGGGGTGTAAGTAAATCAACCCATTTTACTTATTACGGGTGGGTGGATTGCTCGTCTGGCGTGTTAGGGTTGTGCGGGGAGGAACACGCGGGGCTCGGCGAGGGCGCGATGACGGCTGAGCGGCTGGACGAGATCATCCGCCATTGTCTCCGGGTTCGGCGCAAGAACGATTTGACCGCTTTTTTGCAGGACATCGCGGCGCATTTGCGGGTTGATCCGAAGACGCTGCATCGTTGGCTGGTTGGCGAGACGCCGATCCCGCATCTGGTTGAGATCATCTTCGAAACCATGGCGGCGTTTCCCGAGGTGACGGCTGAGGGGGTCGAGGAGATTATCCGGCAGCGTGACGCCTTTATCCGGCGGCGGGATGCGGGGGATTGAGGGCGGCCTGTGGATAACTTTTTCTGGGTAGAACCACGTAGTGGAAGCGACATCGTGTCCGTTTTGGATGCGTAAGTCTTTGATGCAACCTTAAGCGGTGTATTTTGCACGCGATGGCCCGATTGACAGGCAAGAGGTTGGCCGTGCGACAGTGATTTGACAGTAAAAGCGCAGAGTTGTTAGACGTTTAACAGGTCAAAGGTAAGCAAGCTCATTGTCGAGAGCCGTAAACAACAGCCGTCAACTCCGTTAGGGGGCAAAGGCGCGATGATCAGGACGTGCGAACGGTGCGGTCTGAACTATCCGGCGAACGGGAAGCACAATTGTTCATGTCTGCCGCCGCAGGCCGCCAACGAGAACTGCAACATCGTTGAGTTCGACGAGAAGGCGTGGCGGCGCGGCTACATGCGCGAATACATGCGCAGGCGGCGGGCGCGGCTGAGGGTGGTGGTCGACGGCGGCGTCGTCGCCCATCAGGAGCGGAGCGAGCAATGACCCGTCGGATGGACGTGAGCGACGACCGCAAGGACATCGAGGACGCGTTTCGCGCGCTTGAGGACGCCCTGACGGCGCTTGAGGCAGGCGACAGGGAGATGTTCGTCTTTAAGATCGGCTACGCGCGCGGGAGGCTGTCGCGCGTCTCGGACCGCATCTATGCAGACCCGGAGACGGACGATGGCCAAGCAGGCTGAGGTTTGTCGCGAAGACGACGTCGTCACCATCACTGTGCAGTGCAGCGAGGTCTACGAGGCGATGCAGCTCTGGGACGAACTGAACGAGGCCTTGAAGACCGGCCACGCGACGATCACGGTGACGACGCAGCGCGCGCTCACGATCATCGTCGGGGAGGCGCTGAGGCGATGAAGATGCAGCTCCAGCCGAAAGACGGCTTCGATTGGAAGAAGGTGACCTGGGGCCGGCCCGACAGCCCGCGCTCGGCCTTATGCTCTTATTGCTCGGCCGTGATCCCCGAGGAGAGCGCGCCGTTGATCATGTGGTCGAGCGACAGCCACCTGCCGGGCATGCCGGGCGGCTATCCTGCCTACATGACGGCGCAGTTCTGCTTGGCCTGTCAAAAGACATGGTGGGGCGTGATGAGCTTCGACGAGGAGGACGAATGACCTTCGCCCTTCACTGCCTGTTTCTGGCCGCCGTGATCACCCTCTATTTCGCGGACCGGACGGCATGACCCGCCCCCCTTACACCCTCGGCGACGCGCCGATTGAGCCGAAACACCGCGAGCAGATGAACGCCGTCGCCCGGGCGCTCGACGAGGTCTTTAATGGCGACGTCAAAGGGCCGGCGCGCAAGGTCGGCTTCGTCCTCATGGTGTTTCCGTTCGGCGAGGCGTTCGACGGCCGCTGCAACTACATCAGTAACGGCGCGGACCGGAAAGACATCGTCACCCTGATGAGGGAGATGATCGCGCGCTTCGAAGGCCAGCCTGAGGTCAAGGGCCGCGCATGATCGACCTCGCCGCCCACGACGTCATCATGTCCCAGGCCGACGCGATCAAGCGCGGCGCGCTGACCATGTGGACGATCTATAACAGCCCGAGCGATCACCCCGAGGGCTTCATCGCCCGCCGGTTCGAGATCGACGGCGAGGTCAGGCCGACCGACGACGTCATCGTCGGCGAGCTGGAAGACATCCGCTCGATTTTCTGTAAAAGCGGCCTGATGAAGCTCTCACGTCAGGCCGGCGATCAGCGTCCGGTCGTCGAGAGCTGGGTTTGAAGGAGGGAAGCCAGTGTCGATCATCGGTTCATTCGTCGGCGCGCTGGTCGCGCTCGCGGTCCGCGCCAGGCCCGACACGGCCGTTGACGACAAATCTCATCCCCGCTTCATCGCGGGTTATGACGCCGGTCTGAAGGACGGGCGCATGGAGATTGCCGGGTTTCTCGCCGATGCGCGACGCGACGCGACCGAGTGGCGCGAGCGTGCGATGTATGAGCAGGGGCAGCACGCGGCGAACGACTGGCAGCAACTGGGGCAGGCGGCGCAGAACGTCATGCAGCAGCAGCTCGCCCAGGCGCAGATGGCGTCCGCGCAGGAGACGCAGATGCAGCAGGCGGGCTGTTATCAGGGGCTCCTCCTGAGGCGTTGCGACTGCTCGCCGTCGCGCGCCTGGGGGCTGACCGGAGTGATCCCTGGCGCATGAGCGACTTCGACCCCCAGGCCTTAAGGCCGATGATCATCGAGATGTACGGCGACGTGCGCGCCGTCGCCAGGAAGATCCACGCCGACAGTGAGGACCTGCGCAACTTCATCATGAACACGCCGCTGTTGCGAAGGGCGCTCGACGAGGTGGTCGCCCGCGCCGTCGACCAGTCGCTCACCGTCCTTCAGCGCGGCCTCGACGACGACGAGCACTACGGCAACCAGCTCGGCGCGGCCAAGGTGCTCCTGAAGACCCGCGCCGGCCAGCGCCGGGGCTTCCACAGCGCCGCCGATCTTGAGCTTAGAATGCCCTTGAAGGGCGGCGCCCTCGCCCTGACGTGGCTGCCGCCCGAGGATAACCGGCGGCCCGAGCCGCCCTTGATCGAGGGGAAGGTGGAGGAATGATGACGCGCCAGAAGCCATGGTTCATCGGGATCGAGCTTCGCCTGGAAGATGTCGAGGCGGTTTACGAAGAGTACGAAGCCGAAAATCCCGGCAAGACGGCGCGCGATATGGACAGCGACGAGTTCGCCGCCCGGATGAGGAAGAAAATCATGGCGACGGTCAAGGTGATCGAGGGAGGCAACGCCTGAACGCCAAGCAGGAACTGATCCGCGAGCTGGAGAAGCGCAAGCTCTGGGGCATGGTGCTGAAGGCCAGGGACGGGGCCTATTCGGACTTCGCCTCGCCGTACCCGGAGCCCGTCGTCAAGCTCGTGAACGAACTGGAGGCGCTCGGCCACCATGACCTCGCACAGCGGGCCAGGAATGGAGACTTCGACCATGAGCGGTAAGGGACGATCCGAAGTTGAAGTCATGAAAGGTGACCCTGTCACACACACGTGATAGGGCCGAGGGCGGTAAGGGAAGTTCTCTCACTTTGAGGTTCCCCATGACGCGCATCGTGATCGTCGGCGAAATGTTCTATTCCGACCTCAGGCCGGACCATGGCTTGCCCCCAGGTCAGCCGCCGGGCATCTGGGGCGGCGCTCCCCCTTACGTCGACATCGGCGGCCCCGGCTCGCAACCGCATCCCTCGCACCCCATCGCGCCTGGAGGCCGCCCGCCGGGCTATTGGGGCGGGGTCGCGCCGCCATATCCCGATCATGGCCTGCCCGGTCAGCCTCCCGGCTACTGGGGCGGGGTAGCCCCACCCCACCCCGACCAGGGCCTGCCAGGAGGTCAAGGCGGCGTCCCGACGCACCCGATCACCCTGCCCGAACCCCTGCCCCCGCCGCCGCCGGAAATCGCCCACAATGTCGTCGTGGCGGTCTGGAGCCCGACGACCGAGGAATGGAGCGTCCGCGTCGGCGAGCCCCAGCCGACGCCGCACGCCTGATTGCAAGAGCTTGCGGGGGGCCACACTGGCCGGTGTGCGTGCGGAAGGCTCCTTCGTCGGAGAGCCCCCTTCCGCCGCCCCTCGCAAGGCCTATAAAGCGACATGACCTTCGCCGACGCCGCCAACGACAGTCGCGCGCCCGACGCGCCGCTGGTCATCCCCTACCGGCCCCGGCGCCACTTCCTCAGGCTGCACGCCTCCGAAAAACGCTGGATGCTGGTCTGCGCCCACCGACGGGCCGGGAAGACGGTCGCGCTCGCCAACCATCTGATCCGCGCCGCCTACTTGAACGGCCGGGAATGGCCGCCGCCGCGCTACGGCTACGTCGGCCCCAGTTTCGAGCAGGCCAAGGACCTCGTCTGGAGCTACCTCAAGCAATACACCGCGCCCATCGACGGCGTGCGCTTCCTCGAAGGCGAACTCGCCATCGTCCTCCCCCACAACGGCGCGATCATCAAGCTCTACGGCGGCATGAGCGCCTACGAGCGGATGCGCGGCATGTACTTCGACGGCATCGTCCTCGACGAATATCCGCTGCTGCAAAAGACGGTGTTCTCGACCGTCGTCCGGCCGTGCCTCGCCGACTACCGGGGCTTCGCCATCGTGTCGGGAACGAGCAACGGCGACGATCACTTCAACGCGCTCAGGCTCAAGGCGATGGACGACGAGCGGCGCTGGGACGTCTTCCTGATCCCGCTGTCGGAAACCGGCGAGGAGGCGCTCTCCTACGCCGAGGCGGCGGAACTCACCCAGGACATGAGCCCGGACGAGTACGCCAGGGAGATGGAGTGCTCGTTCGACGCGCCGGTCGAAGGCGCCTACTTCGCCGAGGCCCTGAACGCGCTGACCATCCAGGGCCGCGTCTGCCCGGTGCCGGTCGACCTCGCCGCGCCGGTGATCACCTCGTGGGACCTCGGCGTGCACGACTATTGCTCGATCTGGTGGTGGCAGAACGTCGGCAAGGAGGTCCACTTCATCGACTACGCCATGGCCGTCGGCAAGGGCCTCGACCACTGGGCCAAGGTGCTGCGCGACAAGAAGATCGCGCGCGGCTTCGACTACCGCTGCCACCTCCTGCCGCACGACATCGAGGCGCGCGAGATCTCGTCCGGCCGCAGCCGCCGCGCCACCCTCGACGAGCTGATCCCGAAGAGCGAGCCGATCATCACCGTGCCGCGCATCCGCGCCAAGGAGGACGCGATCAACGCCGCCCGCGCGCTGCTCGGTTCGTCCTACTTCGACGCCGTCCACTGCAAGACCGGCCTCGCCATGCTCAGGGGCTACCATAAGTCGGCGATGGGCCAGCCGGTCCACGGGCCGGGGCCGCACTCGCACGGCGCCGACGCCTACCAGACCGCCGCCGTCGGCTTTCACCTCGTCAGCGGGCTTAGCGCCAGCATGCTCAGGGGCCAGGGCGCGCTCAGGAGGCGCATCCGGGGGATCGTATGAAGTTCGCCTATGCCGATCCGCCCTACCTCGGGAGCGCCCACTTTTACAAGGCGCTTCACCCCGACGCCTTGGTGTGGAATGACCCGGCCACGCATCGACGGTTGATCACTGATCTGCTGGACGGATACCCGGATGGTTGGGCGCTCTCGGCCAGCAGCAGCAATCTGCGGACCCTTTTGCCAATCTGCCCCGATGATGTGCGCGTCATGGCGTGGTGCAAACCTTGGGCGAAGTGGCTCCCAGGCTTATCGCCCGCCTATTCATGGGAACCTGTAATTATGAGGGGAGGGCGTAAGATCGCCCGAGGCGCCCAGCCCGTTCGTGACTGGCACGTCGGCAACCATCCGCCGCGCATTAACCTGCCCGATGGCTTCGTGCCTGGAATGAAGCCTCGCGCGTTCTGTCGCTGGGTCTTCGCTGCGCTCAACGCTCTGTCGGGGGATGAACTAGACGACATGTTCCCTGGCAGCGGCGCAGTCACTGCTGCGTGGGCTGAGTGGGTCGGAGAAAAGGACCCCTTGCCGCCGCTGCCTCTGCTGCCAGCCGAACGGCCTCCGCAGCCCAATGCCCTAGCAGGGGCGACAAACGTGAGGTAAGGTCGCCAGCATTCGGCCAGCTCCAAGGGACCGGCGGCCGCCCGGTTCTTCTTCCTCGGAGCATGTTGGCCCGTGTCCAACGCCGAAAACCTCGAACGGCTCTTCACCTTCAAAGACGGTTCGACAACGCCGAATTCGTACGACCCCGGCGATCCCGACACCTACCGCCAATTCATCCACGCGCTGATCACCGACAGCCGCGACTATGAAAATTCGGTCCTGGCGAAGACCCGCGACGAGGCGCAGAAATACTACTACGGCATGCTGCCGTCGCTCGGCGGCATGGCCAGCCCCGGCTACAGCGACACGCTGATCGTCGAGGACCCCAACGCAACTTATGGGGAGATCCTCGGCCCGACCGAAGGCCCGTCGAAGTCTTCGTTCGTCTCGACCGACGTGCGCGACGCCATCCTGATGATGCTGCCGTCGCTGATCCGCATCTTCGCCGCCTCCGAGAACGTGATCAGCCTCGTGCCGCGCTCGCCCGACGACGAGGACATGGCCGAGCAGGCGACCAACTACGTCAACTATGTCTTCTGGAACGACAACGCCGGCTTCCTCACCCTCTATGGCGCGTTCAAGGACGCGCTCACCCTCAAGACCGGCTTCGCCAAGTGGTGGACCGACAACACCAAGGCGATCAAGCGCAAGACGTTCGAGAACATCACCATGGAGCAGCTCCAGATGCTGCTCGGCGAGGACCAGACCGCGAAGATCGTCCCCGGCTCGATGAAACAGAACGACAGCGGCGGCATCGACGTCGTGGTCGAGGGGGTCGAGAACAAGCCGATCACCCGCGTCGAGGGCGTGCCGCCGGAAGAGATGCGCCTCGACCGCTACGCCCGGACCTTCGCCAAGTCGCGCATCGTCGGCCACGAACGCATCGTCTCCATCGACGAACTGACGGCGATGGGCTACTCGCGCGATCTCTGCGCCGACTACTTGCAGACCCAGGACGTCCACAACTTCACGATGGAGGCGATGATCCGCAATCCGGGGCGGGGCATGTCGACCCGCGTCGGCGACGGCGTCCTCTATGGCGAATGGTACATCCGCGTCGACAGCGACGGCGACGGGGTGGCGGAACTCCGCTACATCTGCACCATGGGCGAGGATCACGAGATCGTCGCCGATCAACCCGCCAACCGGATCAAGTTCGCGCTCTTCTCGGTCGACCCGATCAGCCACACGCTGGTCGGCGACAGCATCGCCGACCTCACCACCGACATCCAGAAGATCAAGACCAACATGACGCGGGGCGTGCTCGACAGCCTGGCCGAGAGCATCAACCCGAAGACCGTGGTCAACGAGCTGGTCACCAACCTCGACGACGCGCTCAACGACGACACGGGCGCGGTGATCAGGACCAGGGGCGACCCCTCGGCCGCCGTGCAGTTCGCCGTCACTCCGTTCGTCGGCCAGCAGGCGCTGCCGGTGCTCGAATACCTCGACGCCGTCCAGCAGCGCCGCACCGGCCTATCCGACGCGGCGCGCGGCCTCGACCCCAAGGCGTTGCAGTCGTCGACGATGATCGGCGTCGAGGCGGTGATCAACGGCCAGCAGGAGCGCACCGAGCTGGTGGCCCGCGTGCTCGCCGAAACCGGCTACCGCGATCTCTTCCACGGGCTCTTCAACGAGATCGTCGAGTGCGAGAACCAGTCGCGCACCCTGCGGGTCAACGGCAAGTGGCAGACCTACCATACCTCGATGTTCGACGCTGACATGTCGGTCGAGGTCAACCCGACGCTTGGCAAGGGCTCGGACACCGTCAGGATGATGACGCTCCAGCAGATCAAGCAGGACCAGCAGATGGTGTTCCAGCAGTTTGGGCCGACCAACCCGGTGGTCGGCATTCCCGAGATGCTGAACACCATCACCGACATGCTGGCCATCGCCAACATCAAGAACCCCTCGCGCTACTTCAAGATGCCGAGCCCGCAGGTGCTTCAGCAGATCATGACCGCGCCGAAGGAGCCGGATGCGATGACGATTGCCGCCAAGGCGAACTACGAGAGAGTGAAATCGCAGACCGCCAAGGCGATGGGCGACCAGCAGTTCAACATCCAGAAGCAGGCTGA